TGTTGACATTATGTATTACCCTTTAATGCAGCAATTTCAGCCTTAGCAGCGTCAAGGTCTGCTTTGAGTTCTTGGATGGCAGCAACTAGAGTTGCAACAACAAAGCTGGCATCAACCCCCTGATGTTTTGGATTTCCATCAGAGTCAACTGCATCTTTTTCTCCACAGACTGCGCCCGGGATTACAGATTGCAATTCATGAGCAATAAAGCCTTCTCCATTAGACCCGTCTGACTTCCACTTAAAAGTCACGGGGTTAAGCAGAGAAACACGATCAAGAGCGTTTTTCATCGGCTCAATCGTATCTTTCAAACGATAATCCGACGAAGTTGTGTACAGAACAGTTGTGCTTCCGTTATGCGTGATTGCACCCGCCTGAGCGGGAGTATCATTTACAAATTGAACGTAATTTCCACCAACCGTTCCTGTGTCGCGCATGACTAGACCATTAAAGGCATTCATGCTGCAAGAGATCAAAACTTTTGATGAGCTAAACGCCGTTGTCGCCCCCACCAGCAAATTGCCGCTGGAGTCGATGCGGGCGCGTTCGGAGCCGCTTGTATAAAGTTTCAGAGAAGTGGCTTCTTGGTTGTTAATGATGACATCGTTTGAGCCATCATAACCAAAAAGAACGCCGTCAGTTAACGTTGCGCCTGTCGCAGAGTTTGTAACTTGTATCTGACCGCCTGACCCAGCAGATGAATACACTTGCAGTTTCTGTGTTGGCGAACTCGTCCCGATCCCCAAGTTGCCGGAGGCATCCTTATAAATCTGCCCAGAACCAATATTCAACACACCAGACGAATCTGTTATAACAGTTGCTGTTAGCGCAGGAACAGTCAATGTAAAAGTTGACGCTGTTACTGGAGTATCTAGCGTAACAGAACCACCACCAGATGATTTAAGCGCGACGGGCATTAGATAATACTCCAAACAGAACCAGAGGGAACCGTAACTGTTACACCAGAGTTGATTGTAACAGGACCAGCAGTCATTGCGTTTTTGCCAGCCGTTATAGTATAGTTAGTCGTGATTGTGGTATCGTTTTCATAGAACGCTTTATCTGTTCCACCACCAGTTACTCCACTACCAAAAACAACGCCGCTTACTGAAGTTACAACTGTGTCTGTTCCTAAAAGAGCATTTAATGTTTTAGTTACAACGTTAGCTGTTGCAAAATTTGTTGCGATTGTGATAGTATCTGTTGTTGGATTAGCAGCCAAACTAATACCAGAACCAGCAACAAGAGTTAATCTATCTGTGGTTGAGTCTGCTGAAACTACGTTAGCGCCAACAAGAATACCAGAGAATCCGTTAGCACCACCACCACCGCCAGACACTGGGCTCCAATAAACACCAGTTCCGCTTGTGCGCAGATAGTAACCAGCTACACCAGCTGAGCTGTTAGCAACAAGAGTTCCAGATAGAATCGTGTTACCCGATACGCTCAGATTTGTTGAAATCGTTGCGCGCCCAGCAACACCGAACCAACCAGTCGTATTCGTTGTGTGTCCAGCACCACCGATTGTTAGAGTAGAAGCAGCGCCGCCCATCGTTATGGTTTTGCTTGCACCACCGATAGTCGTATTTCCTGCTACTGAAAAGTTTCCGTTAGCAACAAGAACACCGTTGATGATTGTTCTATCGGTTACAGTGTTTGCATTACCTAATACCGTATTACCTGCAACATAAAGATTGGTGGAAATCGTTTGACGACCAATGTGATTATGTAATCCAGTAGTATTGAAAACCTTACCAACGGCACCAAGAGTAGTGTTACCAGAAACAGTTAGATTTGTTGAAATCGTTGCGCGCCCAGTATGTGCGAGCAGTCCAGATGTTGTTGGATTAGACTTTGTAGCATATAGTGTTGATGCGTTGGCAACTTGAAGCCTATCGTTGATAAGCGTTCTAAGGGCGGTGTTAGTGCCGGTTAGATTGGTATTAACAAGTGTGATACGGCTAGTCTGAGTAGCAATAGATGAATTGGTATTAGCTAATGCAGCACGTTCGATTGCTTTCGTTTGATAGACAGCAGCAGCATTCGCAACTTGTAGACGATCAGATATTAAAGTTCTTAATGCAGTATTCGTACCAGTCAGGTTCGTATTGATTAGATTAATACGAGTCGCTTGTGTGGCAATATAAGAGTTTGTGTTAGCAAGAGCAGCTCGCTCAACAGCTTTCGTTTGATAAACTGCGGCAGCGTTCGCAACTTGTAAACGATCACTGATCAGCGTTCTTAATGCTGTGTTGGTTCCAGTCAAATTCGTATTGATTAGATTGATACGAGTTGCTTGAGCACCAATGTATGCGTTGGTATTGGCTAATACTGATTTGACATAGCTGTTCGCTGCTGCGTATGCTTTTGTTGCGTATGTGGCGACTGCGTTAGCAACCTGCAAGTATTGAGTAGTAGATGAACCACCAGTTAAAAGATTGGTTCCTACACCAGCAGCAGCTGCAGTCAGATCGATATAAACGCCTCGAGATGTTCCGCCTTGTTCAAAAATTCTTAATTTATTTTGATAAGCGTCAATCGTCACCCCGCCGCTAGTTGTTGCGTTTGGCGGTTTAGCTAAATTGACCTGACCACCTTCATCTCCACTAGCAAGAGTTGATGTGAGTTCTGAACCGCTAACAATACCAGTAGCAGTCATTGTTCCTGTGACTGATGCGTTACCAGATACAGTTAAGTTCGTGCTGATAGTTGCACGACCAGTGTGCGCGAGCAATCCTGATGTAGTTGGATTTGACTTAGTAGCATACAATGAAGACGCATTAGCAACTTGCAGACGATCACTAATCAATGTGCGAAGTGCTGTATTCGTTCCAGTAACCGACGACCATGTAGCACGAGTAGCAATGTATGCGTTCGTATTCGCGAGCGCAGCACGTTCAACAACTTTTGTTTGATATGTTGCAACAGCATTTGCTACCTGCAATCTATCAGCAATAAGCAAACGAAGGGCTGTATTGGTGCCAGTTAATGCGGCCCATGTCGCACCACCGCCACCGCCACCACCATTTGCTGATACCGGACTCCAGTAGATACCAGAGCCAGATGTGCGAAGATAATAACCAGCTGTACCAACAGATCCATTAGCTGTTAGTGTGCCAGTGATTACGGGATTATTTTTTGTGAGATATGTAGAAGCTGCGTTGGCTACTTGAATATAATCGTTTGTAAAACTAAAGACAGCTGTGCCGTTAGAAGAAAACAGCTTCTGATCTTTATAATTGATCGCAAGTTCGCCAGTATCGATATCAACCGTAGTTGGCGTTTTATTTAAGACGCCACTGCGTTTGATTTTAATAGTTGATGCCACACCCAACTCCTAGAGAGGAAGTGAGGGGAAACACTTGTCCCCTCACTGGTTTTACATATTTATATTAGTATGAACCGCCGTCGATAATCGCGTCCAATTGTGCTAGTGCATAACCAGTTCCACCAATATTTACCGTAGAAGTTGGTTCACTCTGTAATCCTGTGTATATTTTATAAATTCCGTCCGAAGCATCACGGAACAAACCAGAATACTTAGTTCCAGATGACGTATACTTACCGTAGAAACCAACGTCAACTGTGTCTGTTGAATTGTTAGCAGCCAACTTAATCATTGAGTCATCAACATTTAGAGTTGATGACGAGACATAAGTTACTGCACCTTCAACAGTCAAATCACCGTCGATGATCGTTGAACCTGTGATTCGTGTATTACCAGAAACCGCAAGGTTTGTGCCGACTGTTAAACGACCAGTATGATTAAAGAATCCAGATGTTGATGGACTAGCTTTAACTGCATATGTTGCAACAGCGTTGGCTACTTCTAGATACTGAGAAGTGGATACTGCAGCAACTGGAGACCAGTAAACGCCAGTTCCTGATGTGCGCAGATAATATCCAGCAGTTCCTGTTGAGCTGTTGGCAACAAGAGTTCCACCAAGTGTCGTGTTACCAGAAACCGAAAGATTGGTGCTGATAGTTGCACGACCAGTATGAGCAAGCAAACCAGATGTTGTTGGATTTGACTTAGTAGCATATACTGCTGCTGCGTTGGCTACTTGCAGCCTGTCGCTAATAAGAGTACGCAGCGCAGTGTTAGTGCCGGTCAGATTGGTATTAACTAACGTGATACGAGATACTTGTGTACCAATGTATGCGTTTGTATTAGCCAATGCAGCACGTTCAACGGCTTTTGTCTGATAAGTTGCAGTAGCATTAGCAACTTGGAGTCTATCACTAATGAGTGTTCTTAGTGCTGTATTTGTGCCAGTTAAATTCGTATTTACAAGTGTGATACGAGATGACTGGGTAGCAATAGACGCATTGGTATTTGCAAGAGCTGCACGTTCAACAGACTTAGTTTGATAAGTAGCTGTAGCATTTGCAACTTGTAGACGATCACTAATCAACGTTCTTAGTGCTGTATTAGTGCCAGTCAGATTGGTATTGACAAGATTGATTCTTGCGTTTGTATTAGCAAGTTCTACGTCACCAACACGGAAAGTTGTAGCTCCGTCAGATGAGTAAAGGCGTTTATCTGGGATATTGATTGCCAATTCACCAGCAGAAAGCCCAGAAGGAATTGCAGCTGCAGTAGAGCTTCTTTTAATTTTAATCGTTGATGCCATTTTGTTCTACTCCTCTAGAGTTTCTTTTCTTGTGGTAAATCCGCCGTTTATTACAGTCTTTTCTTGTCTAAGAGCGATTCTTTCTTTTGAGTTAATTAAATCCGTTTTTAAATTCCTTTCAACAGGAATTTCTATCGTTCGTTCTAAATCAACTCCTAAATCAACTCTATTTATACCTTTTGTGTTTTTGTTCTCTGATATAAGTTTCTTATTTTTTGACTCAAGTTTTTTATTTTCTAGCTCAAGCATCTTGACTTTAGTCTGTAACAGAATAACAGTTTGCATCAGCTCACTAATCTGACTTGTTTGCTGTTCGATGTATGTATCGATAGTTTCTATTTCTTTGCTCATGAATAAGAGCCCCCATCAAGAGATCCAAAACTAGGCGTCCCGTTCGCCGAGACCTGCATCACCTGACCATAAGTTCCTGTAATAAAACCGAGCCTAGAAGTTGTGGCTCCAAACGCAACACCATCTTTTGTAATAGTCGTACTTCCCGTTCCACCATACTGTGATCCCAATACGTTTCTAAGGATCAGATTGGTAACAGTTAACCTAGCGATATCCGATTGAGTGTTACCACTAATGATTACTGAAGAAGTTTGAATTGGAGCAGGCTGATTCGACGAATTTCTAAAACTAACTGAACCATTAGCAGTTGTGGTGATGTTAAGACCACCAAGATATATCGTGTTACCAGAGAGATAGAGAGAACGCCATCTCTTGGTTGATGTACCAAGATCCAATGTTACGTTAGATTGTGGGACTACGTTAGTTGTAATGCTCTGAAGGTTGGCTGAAGCTGCACCAATTTCATTATACTTTGCGAGGCGGATACCGCCAACGGTTGCACCATCATGGACTCTAAGCGTCTTGTTCGTGGTATCAACAGTAATTTCACCGTTCGCTCCCGTGAACGAACTGTGTTGTCCTGAACTACCTCTTCTGAACTTAACCTGAATTGCCATTACAGCGTCCCGTAATCTCTGTTTAATTCGACATCAACTGAACTAGTAATCAAACCATAGTCAAGTGCTTCAGCTGAAAACCCTCCACCACCTCCAGAAGCTGCTACATCCGCAATGTATGCGTTAGTGTTAGCCAATAATAATTTAACATATGCGTTGGATGCAGCATATGCCTTTGTAGCATATTTAGCCGCAACGTTGGCTACCTGAATTCTGTCGTTGATAAGTATACGAAGCGCTGTATTGGTACCAGTAAGAGCACTCCATGTTGCACGAGTTGCGATGTAAGCGTTTGTGTTAGCTAACGCAGCTCTTTCGACAGCTTTAGTTTGATAAGTTGCAGAAACGTTGGCTACTTGAATTCTGTCATTGATCAGTAATCTTACAGCTGTATTAGATGCTGCATAAGCTTTGGTAGCGAACTTTGCGTTTGCATTAGCAACTTGGAGGTATGCTGCACTTCCCGTGTATGCAGTTTTTTGAACTGTGTTGTCTGGAAATGTTATACTACCGTTTGCGTTGAAAAACCAAAGGCTTGAACCAGTACCGATAGATGGTAATTGATTTTCTACACCAATATAGGCATATCCATTAGCACTGCTTAGATAAACGTATTCTCCAGCTAAAGAGGCAGTATTATTGATATACGATCCATATCCAGGGAACCCAGATAGTAATTTTACGCCGCTTGGTAGTCTTAATGCGCTGTTCGCTTGTAACGTAACATTATATGCGCCGTTGATTAATTTGTTTGATGCGCCGTCAAGCGTGTTTACAACCCCAATGACTTCATTGAGCTTGAGTCTAACATTCTTTACAGTTGTCGTGGAAGATGTATTTGCTATCGCCATCAGTGTTCCAACGCAGCGATACGAGCTTCGAGAGCTGAAATCTGCGCTAGAGCATTATTAAGAGCATTGGTTAACACGCTGATCGTGTTAGAAGAAGCACCAGTTACGTTGACAACAACGAGATCGGTTTCATTCAAATTGCCTAGAATAGATTTCGTAACTACAACTGGAGCTGTGTTTCCTCCACCAGAAACAGTTCCAGCTTGCCACTTACCAGTTGATGAGTTATAGATAAGTGCTTGTCCATTGCTCGCGCCTCTTAAGCTGGAGTAATCGACGTCATCGAGTTTCTTAAGATTGACTTCACCAGAGCCTGATGAACGACCAAGACCCATAGCAGCAGAGAAAGCAATTCGAGATATACGCTTTTCGGCGTTATCGATAAACTGCTCTACTTCTTTCTTGAGTGGAGCAATATCAGCCATAGGTCCGACTAATCCACGAGGTCCAACGTCACCTTTGTCGCCCTTATCGCCTTTGTCACCTTTAGGACCGGCAACACCCATAGGTCCAGCTGGACCAGCTTCACCTAGATTACCTTGGAATCCGCGTGGACCAATATCACCTTTATTGCCTTTTGGTCCGCGTGGTCCCTGTGGTCCACGCAAACGAATCTCCCTAAGCTCAATGCTACCATTGGACTCTGAGAGATTCTTTAGTTCTTCGATGATTTCGCGCTTGACTTCGTTTGCTTCTGTATGAGCAAACTTAGCTGCAATAGAAAGTATCTTAGCCTTTTCTAACTCGAACGATGGGCTATTGAGATGATCTTCGATACGTTCGACAATATCTCGGCGTAAGTCCTCCGCTTCCGCCTTAGCGAACTTAGCTGCAATAGAAAGTAGCTTTGCTTGTTCGACCTCGTTCATGTTTACAGATCATCCTTGATCTCTTCCATTTCATCAGTCAATTCTTCTTTAGAAACTTTTTCGATAGCACGAGTCATGCTTTCGATTAGTCTCTTATCTTCCTCGGTCAAAGGCTTTGGAGTGAATTCTTCTTTCACTTTCTTTGCACTAGACGATTCTTGCTTGACTTTGATCTCAAGTTTTTGTGGAGTTGACTTTTCTTTTTTCTGTTCAGCATCTTGCTGCATCTGTTGCTGATCATTCATATCAGTATTAGCTGCGGCTTCTACTTCACCTTCAGCAGCAATTTGCTGATCAATCTCTTGAATTTCCTCGTCTGTCTGACGAAGAATGTTTTTGCGAATCCATTCAACTGAATAGTATTTGCCAACATAAGCGTCGACGATACCAAGAACAGCAAGACGATTGTTGATCATGTCCTGTTCTTTGATTTCAGCGTAGTAGTTATCACGCTGGAAATTATACTTGATATCGTTCTTCATTTCCTTCCACTCTTCGCGGGTCATTACGCCCGTGAGAAGCAGCTGGATTTCTAGAAGGTTATCGAACAGATGGGTAAAACGATCACGCAGACGCTCAATGAACTTAGCGAACTTGATTTCGTCGCGAGAGATTTCCCCGCTACGACCCATTGAGAACGTGCCTTCTGGTTCCAAACGTGAAACAGGAACCGAGAGTGACTTGTAAAGTTTCTTGCGGAAGTAATCTACGTCGTCCATCTGACCAAGGTTTTCACCGCCAGGGAGCGTAGTAATTTCTGTTCCACGACCACCTTCACGACGAGGAAGCCAATAGTCTTCCAGCATAGTCATGAACTTACGAGTGTCTTTAACAGCGCCAGTATCAGCATCGTAAACAAGACGGTTCTTATGCTTGACCATCATGTCGCGAACATACTGTTCAGCTTTTGCTTTAGGCAAGTTACCAACGTCAATGTAGAAGATTCTACGCTCAGGTGCGCGAGCGAGACGGTAGATAACTACAGCGTCTTCCAACATACGCAACTGATTGAGTGGCTTGATAGCCTTATGAAGATATGAGAGAACCATGCGGTTACGAGCATCAAGCAGACCGCTGTGAACGTAACAGATAGCGTCCTTAGAAACCTTGACACCTTGCGTCATAGTTCCTTGTGACATACCAGCAAGGTTGTAAAGGTAGTATTCTTCGTAGGCGGGAACAATCAGCTTCGAGTTCTGACCAACAATTGGTGTGCGACGAAGTGGCTGACGAATCTTGCGGATACGACGAGGATCGATATAGCGCAGTTCCTGAATACCCTTGCGTGGATTATTGATATCTACCATGATATGATAGAACAAACGACCGTCGATATACCAACGACGGAACAACTCGTAACCCATATTATTGAAATCAAGCAGCTTGAGAATAGTATCAAACTCTTCCTGAATGCGCTTCTTTACGCTTTCTGGCTGCTTTAGATTGTCGAGGTTTAGGGAAACTGGTTCGTCTTGATCGTCAGTAATAAGTGCTTCATTTACTACGTCATCAAT